GCGAAGTGTGCCCGCTCGCCTAGAGCCAAGGATGTCACCCGTGTCGTGGTTCCACAACAACTTTATTTCGTTACGGGTTTTTAGTGACCGCAAAAAAGCACCTGGTGCAATTCGCTCGGTGAATGGTAGCGGTTCGCTCGGCTGGTCAAACATAGCCGCGTAACCCTCAAAGGTCATGCCACCGGCTTCGTCTTCCCTGACCTCAAAGTTCGTAACGTTCATGCGGGTTTCAAGTTTTTGCACAGATGCGCCTTTCGTTCTGCCCTCATTGTCTGCTTCTATTCTAGCAACCACACCATCAGCATGTGCCAGCGTTCGCTTTGCCGAGTCTTTAGACGGACCGGAACCCCACAAAAGGTGGGCTACAACACCGGGCGAGGGATAGTTGTTGTTCCCCGGTTCGGCAGATGGCGAATCCAGGTCAACCAGGTGTCGTGCAATCCAGGCACGAAGCCTCAACCATTTGTCAGCGGTGACATTACCTGATGCCATAGCCCTTGCTTCACGAATTGTTCTTTCCACAAGACCATCACCACCCAAACCCTCGCTGTAGTATTCCAGCCCTCGTCTAGCGGCGGCTCTCATGTAGGCGGGTGGGAAGTTGTCTGGCAGTTCTCGCAAATCCGTCAGCGCCATTAGGTAACCTTATCGCTATACACAGAATTAGGGTCAATTGGGTCAATCTGAGAAACCGGCTGTAACTGTGTCGAAGGCAACCCAATGTGAGGTATTGCAGGAAGGTCGAGGCTGGACAAGACAGCCGATGGGTCAAACCCAACCATGACCAACGACTTTGCCATCTCCACCCGCTCACGCTGAGCCTTGACATGAGACTCGGTAAGGTCAACATTTGCCAGGGGAACCCTGACAACATCCGCAGACCCATCTTCCATAGGGGCAAGGTCTTCCAAGCGCCGAACATCGTTGATTGTGAGAAAGCCGGACTGTAGCCCTGTGCTGTAAGCACTCATGCGAGACTGAATATCAGCCCTAAGCAAACCGTCAAGGTTAAACTTCAGGAAAGCCATTTCGCCACCAGAAGACCTACCCAGCAAAGGCGAAAGCGCGGACTCAATTTTGGTGATGATAGGTCGCAAACCGTGAGTAACCCAGGCAAGATTTGTCTGCTCGACTGAGGCATAAGAATTTGTTCCAGGCAAAGCCAAAAGGTGAGGTGGGACATTGAACGCACGAGCAATATCCTCAACCGCCAAATGCCTTGCCTCGATAGCCTGAGACTGCTGTGGGTCAATCTGGGTTGTTTTGAACGCGGCACCACCAGTAAGAACCCCTGTGCGATGACCCTTGCGCCAACCCTTGTGACGGTTATCGAAACCATTGGCTAGGTTCTGTGCTTGCTCAGCGGTCAGGTTGCCGGGGAACTCAATTACGCCGGAAAGGTTTGTACCTGAGCCGAAGAATGTTGCCGCAAACTTTTCGAGCGCCATAGCCAAGCCGAAATTTTCTTTCAACGCTTTGACGCGAGAGACCCCACGAATGTCGCCAGCCCTCAGAACATCGGGAATAAAAACAACTTCGTCAGCGGTTAGAGGCTTGTCTTCGCCTTCCACCGCGAACATCAAACGACCCAAACTATTCCGGTTGATGGTTACATGTAGCGGGTTCAGTACAACAAGGTTTATGACCTCACCGCGAGGGTTGGAAAATACGCGAATAAAAGAGTTGCCCTCAAGTAGCAGTGATGTAATGACCGCAGAGTAAAACGCTTCTCGTGGAATGTCCACATCTGGTTGGTCAACCCAGGCTGGTTTCGGTCTGAATGGTGACCTGGTTTCGTCAGCCTTTACAAAGCAGTCAAGGGGCAAAGTAGAAATTGTGTCAGCAATAAGCGACACCGCCGAGAACACAGCATTGACCTGAAACACAGTATCGCTGTTGATGTTGGTGGCAGATAGGTTGCCAAAACCAATATCGTCACCTGACTCGAAAACGGTTTGAAACTCAACCGCTCTTTGCTCAAACAATTTGTCGAATACCATTTATCGCCCTAACGCAATGCCGATAAGAATGGCAAGCATTCCACCGACAATCAAACCAACAGGGATTGCTATCATGCTTGCGCCTACTGTAATTGCAACAGCGCCAGCGACTTGTAGTGATGTTTTCATAACCTCAACCATAAAATTGTGGGACAACTTCTTCTAGTCTACCGACAGTTGCCCTATCAAACGCCAACACAGCGGCAACAGCGGCGTCAATCTTTCTAGGCGACTGTTTCTTTTCTTTAACTATACGGGGTCCGAGGTTATCCAACTTGATTACCGCGTTGTCTAAATGTCGCGCCAAGACCCCATCGCCGTCATGAACAACGGTGTTTTCCACCACAGCATCGTAAAACTTGGCACAGGCGGGAACCATGCGCCTGGCAGAAGTTGATGGCCATTCTACAATCGGCAGTCCCGCTTCTTCTAGTACCTGCATTGACCTTTGCCACCGGAATGGGTCGCAAGCAATCTCTCGAACTTTTGGGAAGTCTGCACAAAACTTCATAATGGTTTGCTCGACCTCTTGAATGTCCACCCGCCAGTTGAGGTCGTGTTCGCTTTCGTCTTTTTCCCAAGCCTTGACCATGAATACTTTGACCTTTTCACCCTCTTTTTTTGGTATGGTTGCCCCAACAATAACTGTTGCGTCACCGCTGAATGACCCATCAAAACCTAGAACAATCTCATCGTCCGGGCTTACCGTAAAGTCTTCTTGGCATTTTTCCCACGCGCCATTTGGCAACCATGCTTGCTGGCTTGAAACCCATTGGTTGCATCGTTTGGTTCTGAATTCTGCTTCTGGGGTTCTACGGACAGCGCTTTCAAAGTCTGACGGGTCTGATAGGTCACCGAAACCTGGGTTTGCTTTTTTCCATGTTTCAACATCGCGGTGGTCTCCATCGTTTTCCCACCAAGCCATAAAAAAGTTATCGTCTTCTGTTTCTCCACGAATTTGCTTTTGCCCATACTGATATAGCGTGTAAGCAATACTGTCTTGACCACGATTGTCTGTTTTTACCCCGGCAGTTGTAATGGCACATAGTGTTGCTTCTTTACCCCTGGCACCCATAGAAAGCGACATGACATCGAAAAGTTCTCGGTTAGGTTGGGCGTGCAACTCGTCAAACAAAACAAAGTGAGGGTTCAAACCTTCCTTAGAAAAAGCCTCGGCAGACAAAACGCGATACACGGAACCGAGAGCCCTGAACTCAATAGCATCTCTATACAATGTTGTAATTGCTGAAAGTTGTGGTGAAGACTCAACCATCCGTTTTGCATCAGCAAAAACAATGCGAGCCTGCTGTTTTTCTGCGGCAATCGAATAAACCTCGCCACCCTTTGGACCTAGAATGAGCGAGAACAAGGCAATAGCAGAACCAAGAGCACTTTTTCCTGATTTTCGAGGCATGCCAATCAGACTGATGCGGTGGCGTAGCCCTTCCTCGTCCCAGGCAAACACTCGCTCTAACACTTTTTCTTGCCAGGGGCGTAGCAACATTTTTTCCCCCGCCTTACCCGCAACAGAGTCTTTTGTAATGATGCCAAACTGGTCGATAAACTCGATTACTGGTTCTTGCTCACGCCCGCGCAGGATGGCTTCTTCTGGGACATCCGTAACCCAGCGGGGAGGCCAACTATCTGTTTGCACGTCTTACCAGCATTTCCTCAAGTTTGCTTTGTGTTTTCACTTCTGCCACCCCTAGTCTAGAGCGGTCAGTTGGTGTGAAGCCAAGCAATGAGAGATTGCCGATAAGTATTCTTGTTAGGTCGTTCAACTGTCGCCGCAAAGCCTTGTCCTCTGTTTGTAGAACCTTTGCCCTGAGCGACCAACGCTCGTCAACCAGTTCGCAAGTTATCAGCAATAATTCCATGTCTGTGGTGGGACTAACCCACGAAGCACCGGCATCCCACACCCTATCCCAAAGTTCTTTACCAGGTTTGCCAAGGGGTCGGTCAGGCTGAGGTTTTTCTTCTATCGCCGGCAGAATAACAACATCTTCGCTATCAGGTAGGGGTCTGTGCCCAGGGTTACCCAATAACCGTTTTTGTTCAACTGGTTTTGGTGGTCTTCCGCGTTGTGGCATTTTTTTCCTTAAGTAGGTTTTGAACTTGTTCTGACTTTACTTCTTCAGCAACCTGACTCAAACCTAAGCCATATTCGTTCTGACCGAGGTTATTCCAGTCAATGTCTTTTCGCCTAATCAACGGGGTGTCGAATCGCTTCCATTGGTCTTTTATGACGTGCTGTGCCCTGCCGAACCTCCGTTTTGTAGTAACAACATATGGCCATTGTCTTTCCAGCGACCTTGCCATTTCTGTTCTTCCGTCCTCTTTGTAAAGTTGGTCGGTGTTCCCACCAGTCATAGCCATTGTTTGCATTTTTTCGGCAACAAAAACGTTGACCAAGACCGTACACCAACTGTCTGCCAAGACTTGTAAACAAAGGTCGGCATCTTCATTGTACCTTCCACGCCAACGATGGGGCAGGTCGTTGCGGATAAGCAAACAAGAGTAGACGTGAGAGTTCAGGTGGAATGGTGGCTTTTTTGTGTATGCAAACATGGCGTAGTTCATACCGGATATTGCAATATTTTCGTATCTGTCGGTAAAGTCTTCTATCGCTTTGAACGCTGGACCAGAGTCGCACTTGATTCGCATTCCGTTATACCAACGCTTGATGCTACGAATGTTGTCGTCAAGTATCCAATGTCGTTTTGCCCCAGATGCTTTAGCATGCTCCCACACCCAGTTGCGAGCAGGGATAGACCCTAGCCCCAGGTTAGAGAATGGCAAACTTAAAATATTTTTTTTCCCACAGGCTTCAGCGTAGGCTTCAGCCTCTTGTGGCTCTACGACTATCTTGTAAGGCACCTTGTCTTGTTGTAGGAACTTGGCTGTTAGGTTTGAGTCTGCTCTGCCTTTACTGATGACATAGACAGGGTAGTTAGGCTTTAGCATTACCTGTCCACCTTACTGAGTCCAGGTCTCTGCGCTCCACCGATGGGAACCAAGCAGACTGCTTTCCTCGGTCTGATAGTTCTAGGTCTAGCCGTTGGGCAAACTCTTGGCGGTCTGCCTCGGTTTTGAATGACACGAGAACTTGGAACTGTGGACCTTCCTCTGGTATGTAACCTGGTAGCCCAATCCACTCAGCGGCTTCGTCTATATTTGCTATCTCGCTTGCTGGTCGGGTAATCATGGCAAGGTTGGCAAGTTGTTGTTCGTTGAACCCTGTGCCGGCAAGACTGTCTTCTTGCATAATTTCTTTCAGCATCTCGGTGAGCATCCTGTCGTCAATTTCTGCCAGGTTGTTTATTTCGTTGTCGCTGGTTAGGACTTTGAGTGCGCGGGGGTCGTCTGGGTGGAGTGGTAGCCGAATAATTGGCACCCTGGTCCTACCCATCTTTTTGCAGGCTTGAACCACCCCGTGTCCGGCGAGAATGGTGTTGTCTTCTGCCACTACGATGTTCCGGTAGAAACCATGTTGCTCGATAGAGGCAATAATTTGGTCTAATTGGTCGTCTGGGTGAACCTGGTAGTTGCGGGGATGGGGTTTGAGGTCATCAATGTCTTCTCGCACCGTGACGAATGGGTTGGTTTGGAACTCTAAAAGGTCTGCCATTTCTTCAGGGCTGAACCCTGTCTGGATTGCCATTGTTTCGTCAAAGGCTCCTAGTTGGGCAACAAGGTTGTCTATGTCCCACTCTGAGAGGTCTGCTGTGCGGTTGTCGGCGATGGCGTAGGCTTCAATTTGTTTTTTGCTCCAATCGTCTGGTAGCCGAACAACGGTAATTTCTGCCCAGTCAAGTTTTTGGGCGGCTTGAAGTGTTCCGTTTCCGGCTATGACCACATTCTTTGCGGTGATGACAATCGGTTTTTGTTGACCGAATGAGGTGAGGGAGTCTGCGATTGCCTCAATCGAGCGCTCGTCATGTTTGCGAACGTTGTTTGGGTCGAGTTTTAGTTTTGCGATGGGAAGTTTTTCTATCTTCATGGCTCAAACACTACCAAAAAAAGTTAGAAATGTTGTTAGCATAGGTTGACTTTTGTCAGACAATAGATTAGAGTTGGAACAACCAATCAAACCAAAAGGAAGCAGAAACAAAATGAGTACGAGAAACGAAGAAAAAGCAGAACGCATATTCAATCACGCGGTAGCGGTCTTCGCCTTAGAGTTGGAAGACCGCAAAAAGCAACCCGAGGAAATGCGAATCTTCGGCGAAATGCACAACTTGCTATACAAATGGGCTGGGCAAATACTCGTAAATTCCGGCAACTACGGTGACAACATCCACGAGGTGTACGACTGCGTTTATGCTCACGCGCAACGACAGAACGAAAAAAATGTATAGCCCCACCCGAAAGGCTCGGCAGAGGTACCTCGAACGGCAAAAGGTCTACACCCGGGCAGATGCGGCGAGAGAAGCCATACTGTTGCTGAGAGGAATTGTTGTCGCTCAATTTGTTGTGATTGTTGCCCTTTTGGCAATAATTCTTTTGAAC